AAAGAACCAGATGACAAAGGAAACACCCACACAGTATGGAACAACCAAAGCCCAGAGGAAAGAGCAGAGAAAGCAAAGAAAAACTATTGTGGCAGAGGTAAGCAAGTATCTTACAATGCACCAACTGCTAAAAAAGAATTTGCCGTTAATCAACAAGAATCAGAAGATGATTTACCATTCTAAAACAACCCCTCGTTGGGCGAAAACGTTAAGCGCAAATTTAAAAACTACAACTATGAGTCAAACAACACAAATCGCAAACTACCTAAATAAAGGTAAAAAATTAACCCCTATTGATGCTTTAAACAAGTTCGGATGCTTTAGATTAGCAGCACGAATAGCTGATCTTAGGAATGATGGTATGAACATAAAAACTACCATTGTTAAGCTAAAAAATAAGAAAAAAGTAGCACAGTATTCGGTTAATTAGTGTATTTTTGTATTAGGTGTTGCAGACCTATTAAGAACTTATTGCCCTTGAGATGAACTCCTATCTGCAACATAGGAGGGATTTGATAGGGCTATTTTATTTATGAAAAGTAACAGTTATTATTTTAGCCACGATTACAATTCGGCTAATGATACCAAGATTCTGTTTTTAAGGCATCAGCTTGGTATGGAAGGTTATGGCATTTATTGGTTTATGATTGAACAATTGGCAAATGCTGGAGGGAGATTACCATTAGAGTTGATTCCTGTTTTAGCTATGCAGATGCAAACAACCGATGTAAAGGTCAATGGAGTAGTACACAATTTTGATTTATTTACAATAGAGTCTGGGGAATTTTACTCGGAAAGGTTACAAAATCATCTTGCTTTAAGGCAAAATCTTAGCGAAAAAGGTAAATTAGGTGCTACTAATAGGTGGAAAAATGGGGTGGCTAATGGGGATGCCATTGGGGAGGGCAATGCAAAGGAAAGAAAAGAAAAGGAAAGTAAAGTAAAAGAAAGTAAAATAAAGGTTAGTAAGCAAACGCTATTTAGTGAAACTGAATTTTTAGATATAAATAAATTTAAGGCAGCTTTTATTGGAAGTCAGTATGAAGAAGCTAATTTTACATATTACCACGAAGTCATTAAAAATTGGTCAGATTCAAATGGAGAAAAGAAGTTAAATTGGATTGCCACCGCAAAAAATTGGATGGCAAGAGATTTAAAAGAAGGCAAATTTGTTCACATAAACTATAAACCAAATGCAACAGGAATTAGCAACAATAGTAAACTCTCTTACGCAGAACGAGAGGCTAATGCACTTAGAAATCTATAACAAACTTGAGCCAGATGAATTAAAGGTTTATAGTGCTTTAGAAACTATGAGTGTTGGTAGATGCTCTCCTATTGAAGTCAAGGAGCATTTAAAGACCTGTATTGCTTTAAGCGGATGTCAAACACCTACAATAGAGTTGTTTCAATTTTTATGCGAATTTGTTATAAAGAACTATGGAAACTACAAACTAAAAGAATTAGGAGTAGCTTTTGAACTATATGCAATGGGCAAACTTTCAGTTGATAAAGCGATTACTTTTAACCCAAAGTTCTTTGGAGATGTTATGTCTGCTTATAAGCCAATAGCAATTCAAGTAAGGAATAAGAGTTACATAGAGTCACCGCCAATAGAGATACCTAAAATACAAGATGATGAGATTATTGAGGCTTTATACAAAAATTGGGAGAACTCTACTAAAAAGGATTGGAAGCTACTTAACATTATGGCTTTTGACATTCTTTGGAAGCGCAAAGATTTAAACACAACCAATCTATCTAAGGAAGTAGCTGAAAAGATAAAGGCTAAGGTAATTGCATATTACAAGGTAAATGCGAAAACCGATAAAGATTTAGAAAGATTAACGGATGAATTATTTATAAAAAACGAGTGCAAAAGATATTCTTTGTACTTATATTTACAAAATCAAATATGAAACAATTAACATTTATTTACGAATTACTAAAGTTTATGCTCATTAGCGTTCCTTTAGCCTGTATTGTTTATTCAACTGCACATTTATACTTTGAAATTAAACGATTATGCTTAAAATATTTATAACCATAGCAATCTGGGAACTATTGAAAGTATTGTACTACAAACTTATAAACCGATGACAGGATTAGACAACAACATTGAAGTAAGATTGATTTACTTAGATACAAAAGAGGAGATAGAATTTAGATCAATAGCTAAAGCAGTTAGGTTTTTACATACTGATTATAAAACGATTATGGCTTATATGAACCCAATTAACAAAAAACGCTACAAGCATAATGATAGATTATGTGTTGTTAGATTGAAAAAGTAAACCTAATTTTGCTTTATGTCATTAATACCTTTACCCAAGTTGTTAGAAAAGACCCAAAAGGTAGTTAATGCATATATAAGGAAACGAGATGAAGGGTTACCTTGTATTAGTTGCGGAAGCTACAATGGGAATCAAGCTGGACACTACTTTACTGTTAAAGGGTATTCGGCTTTAAGGTTTAACGAATGGAATATCCATTTACAATGTGCTGGGTGCAATATGTATAAGCACGGTAACCAAGCGATGTACAGGATTGGCTTAGTAGAAAGGATAGGGGAGAAAGCGGTTAAGGAGTTAGAGTTTGAGGCGGTTAACAACAGATTAAAGAAATGGCAAAGAACTGAATTAATAGATATAATTGATAGATACAAGTAACATATTTCAAACGTGCAAAGAGGAGGTAATAGCAGGATATTCTTGTTATTCTTTTGTCATAGATGGATGTACGCACTATATATTTGGCGAAACACAAGAACAAGCATTTGATTATTTAGCAGACTTAATAAATAAATATGGCGAAAGTTAGCAACGGAAACAAAGTATCCTTTGGTAGAAGGAAAACAGGCAAGTACAAGAAGACATCTGGTCCAAAGGACAAACCAGTTAAACCATATCAAAGGCAAGGACGATGAAAAATACTTTAAGCAAAAGAATATACACCTGTAAGTGTAAGTCAATAGTAGAAGGCTATGCTTGGGAGAACGAACTAAAAGAGATTAAATTTAAGTGTAATAAGTGTGGCAATATGGTAGGATTTGAGCAAATCAAAAAGAAAGTAATTGTACAGATGCCATCAATAAGAACTCCAACTAAAAATAGATAATGAACATTAACGAAATCAAACCTAACCAAAACAATCCAAGAAAGATTGATGCAGATGACTTTGCTAAGTTAGTTAAGTCTATAAAGGATGACCCAAAGCTATTAGAAGCAAAGCCATTAATCATAGATGAAAACAATATAATCTTAGGAGGCAATCAAAGGTATCGTGCTTGTTTAGAATTAGGCATCCAAGATATACCTGTTATCAAAATGTCAAATCTAACAGAACAAGAGAAGAAAAAATTACTTGTAATTGATAACACTCACTATGGTATGTGGGATATAGATATGTTAGCAAACGATGATTGGTCAGTTAGTGATTTAAGCGAATGGGGAATTAATGTTGACTTTCTTATCCCAACCAATGAAGAACCAAAAGCAATTGACAATACTAAGAAAGGAACTATTTGCCCTAATTGTGGCTTATCTTTGTAAAATAGTGAAAAAATAGTGAGATTATGGCGAACATACAAAATTTGACCCCATTTAAGAAAGGAGAAGTTGCAAACCCAACTGGCAGACCTAAAGGAGTTCAAAATAGTAAAACAAGATTATTAAGGTTACTTGAGTTAGTGCAAAAGAAGAAGAACCCAATTACAGGCGAAGAAGAAGATTTTACTGTGCTTGAGTTAATGGATATGCAAATGATTAGCAAGGCATTAAGAGGAGACCAAAAAGCCTATGAAGCAGTAGTAGATAGATTAGAAGGTAAACCTAAGCAAACAACAGACATAACCGCTGACATTAAGGGTAATGTGCAAATCACAATAGAACCAGATGCAGATTGTCAACCAATTAAAGATTAAGGCTACTCCTGTCTTTTATGCCAATAAAAAGGCATACGAGGAAGGTTATCCTGTAATATGCAATGAAGGTGGGTCAAGGTCAAGCAAAAGCTATTCGGTTGTTCAGTTGCTAATACACATAGCAATAAGCAATCCTAATACAAGGATTTCAATGGTATCGCATTCCCTTCCACATATTAAACGAGGAGTTTATAGAGACTTTAAAAATATATTAGAACAATGGAATATATGGGATGAGAAGGAGTTTCGATATACTGATTTCATTTATACGTTTAAGAACGGCTCTTACATTGAGTTGTTCGGACTTGAAGACCCCGACAAAGCAAAAGGACCAGCAAGGGATATATTATTCGTAAACGAGGCAAACCTTATTAGCAAGGCTTTATTCGACCAGCTTTTAATTCGTACAACAGGACAATCATTCTTAGATTGGAATCCAGCCGACTTTATTTCTTGGGTATATGAAGTAGCCGACAACCCAAAGAACAAGCGCATCCATTCTACCTACCTAAACAATATCTCAAACCTTAGTGAAAGTCAAATAAGAAACATTGAGCAGTACAAGGATTTGCCAGATGACTTTATGTGGAAGGTTTACGGATTAGGAGAACGAGGCTCTGCAAAGGAAATTATATACACTCAATGGAAACAATACGATGAAGCACCTGAAGGGGATGTTTTTTATGGATTGGATTTTGGTTATGTCCATCCAGCTGCACTTATAAAGGTTACTCACTACGAAGGACAAAACTACTTTGAGGAAATAGTTTATCAAAGCGGATTAACTTTAAGTGATCTATCAAGATTGATTAAAGAGAAGCTACCAGAACGTGCAACAATCTATGCGGATGCTGCAGAGCCTAAATCTATTGAGGAACTTTATCGACAAGGGTTTAACATTAAACCAGCGCAAAAGGATGTATGGGCGGGAATCGTAAAGATGAAGTCTTATCCAATAAACTTGCACTACAATAGCAAAAACCTAAGAAGGGAGTTTATGTCTTACAAATGGAAAAAGGATAAAAACGATAATGTAATAGAAGAACCTGTAAAGGCAAATGATGACTTGATGGATGCTTGTCGATATGCAGTGTTTACTCACTTAACTAAGCTAAAATTTGAAGTGTCGGTATTTTAGGATAAATTGTCTAACTTTGTTAAAATTCATATATAATGGGATTACTTGACTTTTTTAGTAAAAGACAAAAACTATCAACAGTTTTACCACAGATACCTTTTAACGGACAAGTTGCAATACAACAAGGGATAATAACTTGGCAAGGTGGAGATAATATTAGTTTTGTTCGTGATGGATATTCTGCAAATGACATAGTTTATTCTATCGTTAAATTAATTACGGATAAAGCAAAACTTGCTCCATTCCACGTTTACAAAGTTGTAGATGAAACTTCAGCAAAGAAATACAAGGCTTTGATAAGCCAACCAGATAAGATTGAGAACTGGAAGGATGTAGAAAAATTACATAAGAAAGCATTTGTATTATATACAGGTGATGCACGATTAAACGAGTTATTAAAATATCCAAACGAGGAAGATACTTTTGGTGATTTCGTAGAGGCTTGGTGTTCTTTTAAGTTAATCACAGGTAACTCTTTTGTTTACGCTAAGATGATTGAAGGCGGTAACAACGATGGTAAACCTTATGAGATGTACGTGCTTCCTTCTCAATATATGTACGTGTTAGCGGACATTCAAAACTTTCCTCCAACGATTGCTGGTTACCAATTGAATTATGGTCCACTTTGGAACTTTACTAAAAGAGAAATATTACAAGATAAATACTTTAATCCACAATGGAATACTACTGGGAATCAACTATATGGTCAATCACCATTGATGGCTGCTGCAAGAAACTTGACTCGTTCGAACGAAGCGAAGACAGCAGCAGTTGCTTCCTTCCAGAATGGTGGTCCAGCTGGAGTTCTTTTTATGAATGATGAACGCTTTGACCCTATTAGTGGAACACAACAAGCACAAGCACTTAAGAGAGCAGTAAGCGAGAAAGGTGGCTCTGCTAATTTTAATTCAATTGCGGTTAGTGGTTACAAAGTAGACTGGAAACAAATTGGTTTAAGTCCTGTTGAATTAGACATCATTGAGAGTGAAAAGTGGGATATGAAAGCACTTTGTAATATTTACGGAGTACCTTCTCAATTATTAAACGATGCTGATAACAAGACTTACAACAACCAAAGAGAAGGTGAGAAAGCATTGACAGTTCGTTGTGCTATTCCTTTGTTAGTTGGTATTAGAGATAACTTGAATCGTAAACTACATTCGGATTGGGGTTATCGTGGAACTGATATTTATGTTGACTTTGACCCAACTGTTTACGGAGAATTAGAAGCAAACAAATCGGAGCAAGTAGAATGGTTAGATAAGGCTTGGTGGATTGCACCAAAGCAAAAGATGGATATTATGGGATTAGAGATTCCAGATTACGTAGATCAAGCTGAAATGGAAAAATTATACATTCCATCAAGTTTACAAAGTCCAGATGAGTTTCAACCATTAACACTACCAAATGAATAG